GTACTGGAAATACTAAAGGTGGTAAAGGTGGCGGTGTTTCTCAAGCACCATATTTAACAAATCAACCACCAAATATAACAAATCGGGGCACTTTTTTTAATAGTGAAGGTGTTGAAATGATGCCTATGAATGGCCCCGGTGGTGGTTCTCCAATTCCTCTAAGTGATTACAATGCTCAGTTTGGATCTCCGCAACCTCAACAACCTTTTAATGTAAATAACGCTTCAGCGGGAGCTTTACAAAACTCCATGGGTGTAACTACCGGGTTACTGGGAAGTCCAATAAATCAACAATTATATAGCGATGCTGCAACTGGAGGTTTTGGTCAGGCGCTTGGTTCAACATCTAATGCTATGGGAAGTCCAATTAATCAACAATTATATAGTGATGCTGCAACTGGTGGTTTTGGTCAGGCATTTGGGACGGCTTCAGATTTAACATCAAGTCTTATTAATCAATCTGGTTATTCTGATGCGGCTGGTAGTGGTTTAGGCCAATCTTTAGATGCAACCTCAAACATAATTTCTGATGATTTAAACATTGATGCTTTTAATAACCCCTATCAACAGGAAGTTGTTGATAACATTCAAAACGACATAGAGAGACAAAGGCAAATAGCAATAAATAGATTGGGCGCAGATGCTGAAGCGGCTGG